CTACTAGAAATCCAACATTGATGGATAGGACTACAATCGGAGCAACTGGAGATTCGTCCCAGAGTTCTTTTGTCAGCGGATTGATTGCTCATGTAGCCATTGCAGATGTTATACTAACAGCACAGCAAAGAGCCGATTTTTATAGCGGGGTTCTTCCTAGCGCCTTAGGTATTCCAGAAATAAACCTTAGAACATATTTACCGCTTACTGATGACATAATTGACGAAACTGGAAACTATATATGGGCCGCTCATGGATCACCAACATTTTCAGCAAATGAACCGCCAGTAATCGGTGGAGGTGTTGAGCTATTACCTGTATTCGATGCAGAGGCAAGTGTCATTGTTACCTTATCTTTAGATGAAGGAATCGAGCTTCCTGTCGTTGTGGATGCTGTAGGAAGTATAATTACTCCATTAACGATTATCACACCAGCCCCTCCTGTATGGGCATTTTTTGGAGATTCGGAGACTAATGGAGTTGTAGCTGCTCCACCGTCCAATTCTCCTAATGCTGTTATAGCTTTGCTGGAAGCAGGAGCCACAGTCTACAAAGATGGTGTTGGTGGTGCGTCATTAGAGGAATCAAGACAGAGATATTTATCAGATAGTAACAGGGCCACATATTCAAAGGTAATTTTTCAGGAATCAGGTGGCCAAGATAATCCAGGTCAAACAACAGCGGAGGCTTTTGAAACTACATTTTTAGCCACAATGAGAGATATTGCTGCTAATTCACCATTAGCGGAAATACATTACGAGACTGCTTATTCTTTCCGAAGAGAAGCAGAACCCTTCAGGAATTGGGGAGTATGGGAACAGCCATTAGAATATAATGGAATATTACAGGGAGCTTTAGCGACATTGTCCGGCGAGGGTATCACTGTTAATATGTCTAGGACTGATAAAGAAATCAAAGAACTTGTAACAGCGATAACTTATGATGTTGTTTGCTTCCCGGATGGTGATGCAAGTTCATATCATTATCAAGCACCAGGGAATCTACTAATCGGATTATCTCACATGATACAAATGGGTTACGATGTTAGATTATTGGACCTATCACCGATTACAGATGTATCGGCTCCGAATAAAGCAATAATCCTGGATATAGTTGACCCAGATATAACGGAACTATCCCCAGTCTTTACAGCGGAAGGATCTATTGAAATTCCGCTTACTTTAGAAGAAGCAATTTTACTTTCTCCTGTATTTGAAGGTACGGGATCTCTTGAAATTCCTCTTACAGTAGAAGAAGATATCATTTTACCTGTAGTTGTAACCGGAGAAGGATCAGTCCAATCCCCACTAACTATCGAGCAGGAAGTATTTTTGTCTCCTGTAATTGACGCTACTGGAAGTATAGAAATTCCGTTAACAATATTACAAGCTCCTGAAATTTTATTATCCCCAGTATTTGAGGCCGTTGGAAGTGTGATCTTTCCTCTTTCCTTGGCTGGCGGAATGATAAATATAGATACAATTCAAACATCCGGTTTTATATCTAAAAAATTACAGACAATAGGTGTTGTTCAAAGAATATTACAGACAACGGGAGATTTATGATGAGTATATATACAGGGCAGAGAATTCCTTTATCAACTATTTTTACAGATGTTGACGGGGTTGTCGATATATCAGGTGCAACAATTAGATATGATTATTGGCTGCCAGGTAATACAACCGCTACTCCTTCTGGTAATGTAGCCGGAATTGTTGTAGATGGGCCAACTGGAGAAGCTTCAGGTAGTATTCCCGATACGATAAATACCAGTGCAGATGGTGCAGGAAATTGGATAGTACAGGGTAATGCTATAATCGGAGCAGATGAATGGCCTGAATGCTCTACTAAATTTAAAGTGTTAGCACGAGGGAAAACTTGCAGTTAACTCCAAAACAAAAAAAACATGCAAAAAAAACAGCTCACAAGGCACTTGCTTTAAAGCTGAAAGTCGAAAGTCCTTTCAAACGTGAGTTGATTTCATATTTTAATAGCCAGACAAAAAATGTCAGATCAGGGAACATGGTAGATTCAATTGCGCCTATATTAGAACATCACTATAGACGTATTGTAAGAGAAATGACAGGCATTAGGTTAAAGCAAGAAGATGATTACGGTCTTGAGGATAAAATAGCGCTGTTACTTCTAGGGCGTGCTACAACTCAGGCAATTATAATTGACAAAACAACAAATAAACTTTTATTAAGAGCTGTTGAAATTGCCAGGCAGGAATTAGTTAATGATAATATATTATTTCCAACTCAGGGAACTATAAATAAAATCTCCTCACAAATATTTAAACAAATTAACCGTAGCCGTGTGGGAGGGATTGCAACAACTGAAACACAGATGTTAGTGGAAAAGATACGGGCCATCACATCCGAAGTTGCTCGGGATATGATGGAGGATGCAATAGCAAACTCGGACAAGGCATTGGCTGGCAGGGCAGCTGGTATATCTGAGAGTTTGACATATGAAAAAGTAGCTGAAGATATTGGAGAAGTACCGGCTTCTGAGTTATTCGTTGCTATACGGGTGATAAATAAAACATGGGTGACGGTTGGTGATAAGAGAGTAAGAGACACACATAACGCAGCTAATTTTCAGACAGTTCCTGAGGGGCAGCCTTTTATTGTCGGGAATAGCATGTTGATGCATCCCGGTGACACTTCACTTGGTGCTCCGATGGAAGAGGTTGCAAATTGCCGGTGTTCGGCTGTGAGGCTCTAAATCTCCCTAAGTTGACATATAAAAAAATGACATATAAGATATAGAAAGAGGTAATACATGAAGCATTCGCCGTTTATAGTTGGTGACTTTAATATAAAATCAATTAAAGAAGATGATCCAGATAATTTTATTGTCGAGGGATTTGGTTCTGTCTATGGGAATGTTGATCTTGTCAGAGATATTGTAATGCCTGGAGCGTTCGGTATGGATCTTATGGAGAACGGAAAAGAAAGACCTATTCTGTGGCAACATAGATCAGATGAACCGATTGGTCTCGGATCGTTTTCTGAAGTTCCTGAAGGTCTGAAAGTTTCAATGAAATTACCAAAGGGTGACGATTTTGTGAACAAAAGAGTCATGCCACAAATCAGAGTTGGAGCTGTGAAGGGTCTATCTATTGGATACCATGTTCTAGAGGAGACTTTTGACAGAGAATCAAACGTCAATAGATTAAACAAACTTAAGCTCAGAGAGTTGAGCATAGTTTCGTTTCCATGTAATGAGCTTGCTCAAATTACAGCTGCCAAAGAATACATAAAAGCAAATGATCATTCTGAAGTCAAAGAGTTTAAAATGTACCCACTTGCAGATGAAAAAACAGACTGGAACGAAAAGGAAGCAATTGAAAGTATCAAAGCCAATACCGGATGTGAATCCGAAGCATCAAGAAACTACGGCAAAGGATTTCTTGATTTTGTTGATAATAGTAAATCTTTTGATGACTACAAAATGCCGTATGTAAAATATATTGATAATGAGTTCAGGATTGTACCGAATGCAATTTATCAGATTGCAGGGTCTCTTCATGGGAAATCAGGGAACGAAGATATAAAAGAGTTCATAAATTCTGTATATGTTAAAATGGGTAAGCGTGAGCCATTCGAAAAAGGTAATAGATTTTTCGTAGACAAGGCCACATTAAAAAATATGAGAAAATCAGATTTAAAATCTGTTTTTGATAATGAAAATGTTATTCTTTCAAGCGGATCGAAAGAAATGATTATCGAGGCGTTACGCTGTCCGGCTCCGGATGGTTCGATTCCTGGTGGTGATAAATCATCTATTCTGGATGCATTGAAAAAAGCAAACGAAGATATGGAAACCATTTAGGAGGAATTCATGGACAAAAATGATGAGATAATGCAAGAACTAAAAGGCGTTGTCGATAAGCAGAGGAAATTTGCAGAAGAGAACGGGTACGATTCTCCAAAAGCAAAAGAGTACAGAGAAAAAACAGATCAGGTATTGGCTGATTTCGAAAAAATAAACGCAGAAAGCGTAAAACAATATGAAGAGAGCAAGAAAACTGCCGAAGAGCAGACAGAAAGAATTGCTCATCTTGAGAAGCTTGGATCAATGGGAATTGATGCCAATGTTTCACCTGAACAGTCATTAAAAGATTCGAAAGAAGTGCTTGGAATGATGATGAAAGGTGATTGGGTTGATAGTATTTCCCGTCCTGATTTTGAGAAAAAAGCCGGTCGAGTTTTTGAAGCTATGGCTAAACATGATTATCCAGCGCAGGACAAAAATTCTGTAAAAAACATGCTGAATATTGTAAAAGCATACGGCACAAAAGCGACTTCTGATTTGCTTAGATCTGATATTGGTGAACTTGGTGGCTTTTTATGTCCTCCTGAAGTTTCCGCAGAACTTAATAAGCTCATTGTTGAGCGTGGACCGGTTAGAAACTTTGCACGTATTAAAAATACCGGATCAAAAACTTATACTGAATGGGTCCGT